AGTTACTCCCCAGGCTATTTATAACTGGTTTAAAAAATATGATCTTCTTAAGTTTCGCGGAAAAGGCAGAAAGCTTTCTGCAACGAGTATGAGAAGGCCTGAATCTGAAGCCCAAAGAGCTGCCAACAAAAGAAAAAGAGAAATTCAAAAAAGAGTGAGGCAAAGAAAAAGGGAAATTAGGGGAATATGAGAAGAAGTGTAAGCGTAAAAGACATTAGTAGTTTTGCCAATCTTGACATGATTTATAATCAGATCAGGGTTATTGAAGCAAAGCAAAATACAACAAAATATAAATGTTTGGGATCCGGCAACTGTTGTAAAATTGGATTAAATATTCATATGGCAGAATGTGCAAACATTGCTTTTAAATTGAGACAGCAATATTATATTACTCTTGAAGATAAAGGTCAGACCGTTGCTGATGAATGGATGGAAAATGTTGTCCTTTCACTAAAAGAAGCTATGCATGATGAAGATTGGGAAATTGGTGGGGTTACAAACAGGCATTGCGCTTTTTACAAAGGTGGATGCACAATATATGGGTATAGACCTATGGTGTGTAGAACTTTTGGAACAGTAACTCACGTTGACGATTATTGCCCAAGAATTAGAAATGCTCATGGCAACATTGATTATTTTGCTGGTGATGGAGTTAAAAAAATTATTAGATCCTTTCAAGATTTTTTGAAAGAATACACATCTGATAAAGATCAAGGTTATAACATGGTAGTATATATGCCATTAGGTGTACTAAGTTTTCTTTTGACAACTGAAGAATTAATTGAATTAGAACAAAGCACTAATCCCAAATTTTGGAAAGCTGTGGAGGGTTGGTTCAATTATCGAGTTGAATATACAAAAATGCACGGTTATGAATATGATAGATTATATAATGAGGCAAAAGCCGTTAAATTAGAATTAAGATTTCCAAAAGAAGAGGAATAGATGTCAGACATTGAACCAGTAGTTAGTAACGAAATAGAGCCAGTAGAAAGAACAATTCTTGATGAGTTGGCTGAGATAGAGCAAGTTGGATTATTGCATGTCAAAGGTTATTCAATACATGAAATAAGTTCTCTTGTTAATGCGCCCATTGAGCACACAAAAAATATGATTGCCGAATATAAAAAGATATTGAATAGACAGGCTGAACTTGATCCCTACTTTCTTGAAAAAATTCAATTTAATACCATAAAGGCATTGCAAGAATTTGATCAATTAAGTAAAGAAGCTTGGGAAACAATTAATATTGCTACAGATCATGGAATGGTTCCAGCAAGAATTCAAGCAATTAAATTGGCTGCTGAAGTGGCTACTAAGAAGGCGCAATTGCATAAATTAATGGGTGGTAATCAGGCCGATGCTCAATATATTTCTAGAATGCAAAAGGCTGAAAATGTAAACCAAATTCTTTCTAAAATTTTGAGAGATGTGATTTCCAAGCATCCACAAATTGCTGAAGAGGTTAGAAGGGAATTGGAGATTGCTCTTGAGATTATGGATGTAGAAGGCTCTGACTAAAGAGACGGAAAAAAGTTCACATAAAGAGACGGAAAAAACCCTCCATAAAGGTGTAAATTACCCATTTGCAAGCAAAACTTTATTTGTAAAATTACACGGGCGTAAGATTTCAATTTTGTAAAATTACACAGGTGTAATCTTACTTCTTGGTAAGGTTACATAGTGTATAATAGATTAGCGTATTATGTCAGATTTCGTTGGACTAAATTTAGATTTTAATGACTTTGATCGTCTTTTGCGTCAAGATGATCTTATTGAAACTCCTGTGCCAATTCAAGTATTTGTACAAGATAAAAAATATTTAGGATTGCCTCCTCTTTCGTCAATACAAGAAGAAATAGTAAAGCATAGTACTCAGATATTTAAAGAAAAGACTGTACTTGCTATACACGGGGAGAAAGAAGGGCGAGAATATTATAAAAAATATACTGACAATGAAGTCATCTGCATGTTAGGAAAAGGTTCAGGAAAAGATCATTGTTCAAGAATTTCAATTGCCTATACATCGTACCTACTCCATTGTTTAAGGGATCCCCTAAATTATTTTGGCAAAGCTCATGGGGTGTATATAGATCTTCTAAACCTTGCCGTAAACGCGCAACAAGCGCAAAGAGTTTTCTTTGAGCCTTTAAAAAATCTTTTGCTTCAATCTCCTTATTTTAATGAAGTAGGATTTGAGCCAAGAGTTTCAGAAATCTTTTTCTTTTCAAGACCAGTAAGATGTTTCTCAGGTCACTCTGAAAGTGAAGGTTGGGAAGGTTATGAAGTATTAACTGTGGTATTGGATGAAATTGCGGCTTTCAAAACCGATGCAGAATTAAAAGGAGAAACTCGAGCAAAAGGTTCAGCTTCGGCAATTTATAATATGAGCAAATTATCTGTTATGTCGCGATTTCCAGAAGTAGGTAAAGTAATTCTTCTTTCATTTCCGCGATATAGAGGAGACTTTATTGAACAGCGTTATTATGGAGCTAGGGAGAAAAAAGAGCCAAAAACTTGGTTTATAAAAGCAGCAACTTGGGAAGTAAATCCAACAATTAAGAGAGAACAATTGGAATCTGAATATATTAGAAATCCGGTAGAGGCTGCAGCAAGATTTGAATGTAATCCTCCGAATATGGAAGATGCTTATTTTAGAGATTCAGATCTCGTTAGAAAAGCTTTTAGTTATGGCGAAGATCCCATAAATGAAGATGGTACATTTAAAAATTGGTTTAATGGAACAGATCAACATATTCGTTTTATTCATGTTGACTTAGCTCTTAAAAGAGATAGAGCCGCATTAGCATTAGTGCATTCTCCCGGTTTAAAGGAAGTAAAAACGCTAAATGGAGCGGAAAAACTTCCGGTTATAAATGTTGATTTGATTTATTCTTGGGAGGCCGATGCGAATGAGGAAATTAATTTTTCCGCAATTCGACAATTGATTATAGATCTATGTAGAAAATTTGATGTAGCTAAGGTTACATTTGACAGGTGGCAATCTATTGAAATGATACAAAGCCTTAGATCTCTTTCCATAAACGCCGATTTTCACAGCGTTAAAAAAACAGATTATGATACTCTAACATCTGCGATTTATGATGGTCGATTGCGTGGATATTGGAATGAATTATTGGTTGAAGAAGAGCTATTAAAATTGCGTCTTTTCTCTAATAATAAAATAGATCACCCATCTTCGGGTTCAAAAGATTTGGCAGATGCTATTGCCGGTTCTGTATATAATGCTATTGAAAATATTTCGGTAAGCACAGAGGTTGAGATTGAGTTTTTGCAACCTGATAAATGGTATGAAATAGATGAAGAAATGCCGGAATTTGGCACTGTGTCCATGTATAATGGTGGAGAGGGAAAATTCAATAAGGGATTTTCTAAACAAAAATCGGAGGCGAATAAATGGCTGGAAACGCTATAGAAGATGTTCAGGCGACACCTGAAGAAATTGCGGTGGTTTTATCTGGGGAATTGCAGAAGGCTCTTCTGCAACTAGTTGCCTTAAAAATTGAGAACGATAAACTTCATCAAAAGTTGAAAGAATTCACAGAGAATGCGAGCAAGCATTCGACAAAATTCTAAATTCTTTTTAAAAAAAAATTGATTTGCGCCTACTTCGTCGCAACCTTGTGCTACCGTTCTAGTGCTGGCGATTTCTCAATGAGCCGTCACTAGCATAAAATATCCACAACATCAAAGTATGAGGTAAAAATATGGCACTTAAAATGAACAAAGTTGATAACTTCCCTGAAATTACTAGGGCAGGCAGACAGTCTGAGGATTTGCAAACAATTATTAATGCTTTGCATGAATCAGTTAATACTGGGCAAAGATTTAGTCTTAGCGTTGAGCCAGGTAATGCATATAACTCAATGCAACAGAGAATTCGCGCACAGGCTAAAAAATTTGGATACAAAATCATGATTAGATATGAGTCATCAAGCAAGACTCTTTATTTCAAGGCTAATCGTGGTGGTAATGTTTCGGTTCAAACAAATGAACTCAAAAATAAAGTTAACACTACCGTAAAGTCCAAATAATCAATTCATAAAAAATAAAAAATTTTTTTAAGTGGGGCGAAAGCCCCACTTTTTTTTTGCTATAATCATTGTGTGTTAACAACTGAAACTCAAAATATTGAGATTACGCCGGATGAAATTAAATCCTGGTGTCCTATGATTTCGCTACCCTGTTA